AGGATAATAAGTGGAAACAACCTGAAGCCCCACCCCCACCGTTATTTTTAGGAAAAAAAGAGCGGGATTTGGTTAAGCAAGTCAACGATGAGCTTATTGAGCGGGTCATCGGGCAACAAATTTTATATTATCCGGTAAGTTTGGAACATTCCAACTTCCATGACCTCTATGGAGAGGCAATAGAGAAGAGTTGTCACCCTCCGGTGAGGGTTTATATCTTAGTTGATAAAGAAGAGACAGATACATCGGCTACAAACTATGGAATTGATAATGTTTCAAACATTACAATTCATTTTCACAAAAGAAGGCTTGTTGAGGATCAAGACTTGTTTGTTCGTGAGGGTGATTTTGTTCAGTATGATGGTCGGTTCTATGAAATAACTAAATTGGTTCAGCCAAGATATTTATTTGGGCAAGATGGGCAGTTATTTGAGATAACGGCTACATGCCGTAAGACAAGACAGGGTGTGTTCAGTCTTAATCTGACAGAGGGTGCTGAAAATGTTAAATAAGCCAAAAAGAACGACAGGTGAAGACGGCAACGTCAAAGAGATCATTGAACACAAGGATATTAGCATTGAAGATGTTGATCGTGCTATGCACGGTTGGCTAGATAAAAAGATGAACCTTCATTGTCAAACTAATAAAGGTTGGAAAAAGGTTGAAGTCAAATGGGTGGCTGGTGAGCGAGCATACGCTTCCAAAATTAAAAAAGAAATGAGAGATCCCTCTGGTGCTTTGATTCTTCCCATTATAACTTTGCAGAGGACAGGGATGAAGAAAGACCCCGCTATGAAAGGCACAGCATGGGCACACATCCCAGCGGTTCAAGATGCAGCCGGGGGTTCATTAACTATTGCAAAGAGAATCAATCAAAAGAAGTCTTCTGCTTTTTCAAGTGCTGACGCTAGACGAAGAGCAAAGAATGATAACTCACCAAACTTTAGAACAAGGAAAAAAGAAAAGGTTGTGTATGAAACGATCTCTGTGCCAATGCCAGCTTATGTAGAGGTGCAATATGAAATTGATATTTGGGCTGAATACCAGCAACAGATGAATGAAATACTCCAGCCCTTTGCCACAAGACGTGGAGGCGTTAATAACTTTTCAGTTGAACATGGTGGGCTACGATATGAAGCATTTATGGATGCAGACTTTAGCACAGAATCAAACGTTGGAGAGCTTGATACGGATGAAAGAAAGTATGAAGCAAAAGTAAGCATTAGAGTTCTTGCTACGCTCTTGGGTGATGGAACTAATGCTGATAGACCAAGGACAGTAATCCGTGAATCGGCTGTAAAGGTTCAAATGTCAAGAGAGAGAACGATGCTCGGAGACGAAGGGCGATAGCAACATGGTGGTAAATATCGAAGTTAATTTTCGGTCGTTGCTCGAATATCATACTATTTAATAGAGAAACAGATCCAGAGGTAAAATCGACTCTGAGATCTTAAACAGAAATAAAAAGATTTTTTAGCTTTTAAGAGGAGAGAATAGCAAATGTCTGCAAAGAAATTTAAATTCGTGTCACCCGGCATCTTTATCAACGAGATTGATAATTCACATATACCCAGAATCCCAGATGAAATGGGACCAATCGTCATTGGACGGTCTGAAAGAGGACCAGGAATGCGACCAGTTAAGGTTAATTCGTTTTCCGAATTCGTGGAAATGTTTGGCGAGCCAATTCCTGGTGGTAGAGGTGATGATGTATATCGAGATGGCAATTACTTGGCACCGACCTATGCGGGTTATGCTGCTCAAGCATGGTTGAGAAATCAATCTCCTCTTACTTTTGTTCGGTTGCTTGGTGTGGATCACGCAGACGCTACGGGAACGCTAGCTGGCTGGGAAGCCGCAACAGTACGCCCCGGTGCATACGGATTATTTATTGCAGACGCACCAGCGGCTGCTACAGCAGCACAGGCAGATATTGAAATTAATAATGCAGTTGCTGCTGATGTTGGATTCACAGTTGCTATGGATTCTGGTGCCACAGGAACACCAGCAGATTTTACAATTACAGAACAGTCAGCAACAAAGAAGGCTGTTATTGTAGATTTTAATACTATGGCTAACCTTGCGAATCTTGTTACTCTTGGAGATAACAATGAAACTCTTACTATTGTTGGTCCAACTGGAACTAAAATTTATACTTTAGGTGATGGTGCTGCCGTCCCCAGCTCTGGCGGCGACGGTTCTGGTCTTCAGATGTCTAACGGTGCAGTCCCAGGAGTGCCCATCGCTGATACTTTAGCGGCAACACGTCTTGCGGCTTTTATCAATGATGAAGATTCAAATCTTTTTGAAGCGCAAGTTGTGGCTGGCTCCAGCGGAAATTCTGCCGTTTGTATTAATATTTTAAACCCTGGCAGCACTGCTACGCTTGGTAGCGATCTTACTTTGACGGTTGCTTTTGTTCCCGGCGCTGCTTCTGCTCTAGGTGCTCAAACTTGGTCCGCAGGTCAAAACGCCGCCGGTCCCACTACGGCTGCGTCCGATGGCACAGGGGCTAGCCCCAATGAGCAACTTTCTGTCTTCTGTTTTGATAATTCACAGACCGCCCTACCCAGCCGTGATGATGGTGTGCTCTCACTTCGCAAGGCTTGTGTTGATGCTGGTATAAAACCATCTAATCTTAGCACTGGCTTGGCTGCCGTTGACGAAAATTTGATTACGCAACTTAAGACTGAGATTACTGCAAACCGGCTCACCACCAAAGATACTGGTCATGATTATACTGTAGCGATCCCCGGTGATTCTAATATTTTGGTGGCTACTAAGGATGCTGCTGGAAACACAGGCAACCTTGGTGGGTTCACAAGTCTTACTGGCAGTGTTGTAGCTGGTCCTGGCTTTGGTGTTGATTTCTCAGGCGGCACAAACCTCTCTAATGATTTCGGAAAGGCTGCTCTTTCTGCTATTTTCTACAATGCGACTGATACTTCGCACTTGCTCTTGGAAGGTCAAACTCTCATTAATAGTCAGCCACGCTCTCAGTGTGGTGTTTGGTTTAAATCATCTGGAGAATCATATGAATTTCGTATGAGAGTCCGTAATAAACTTTCTGGTGCGGCGAGTGAAAATACTTCACGGGAAGTTGTAAACTTTAACTTTGATCCTTCTTCTAAGAAATATATCCGTAAAGTGTTTAATACTAATCCAACTCTTACCAACTCTGCTGCTGTGGATGATATAGCGGGTGGAAACATGCGATCTTATTGGCTGGGTGAAACATTTGATAAGCACCTTGAAGAGACATTGGCAATGAACGGTCCATTGGTTGGAACTTCTGACGCTGGTACTACAACAGCCACGACTCAAACACAAGCTGCTACGGGAATTCTTGCTGCTCGGCTCCGACCAACCGGCGCTGCGAAGACGGCAGCAGGCGCACAGGTTGCGTGTTTGGTTGAGTTGGGAACTTTCGGAGGATCTGTAAATCCGGTTAATCCTGGCAATTATATTGAAGAGTCACGTCCATCACGAAGTGGTTGGGTATTTTCACAACATCAAGGCATTCCAGAGGGTTTTCTTTTAGGTGATTCCACTGGTGAATATCCTGAAACTTATAAGTTGTTCCGTTTGCATGGATTATATAGTGGTGAATGGGATCAAAGCAATCTTAAGATTTCTATTAGCGAAATTAAAGCTTCCACGAATCCTGATACATATCCTTATGGGTCGTTCACTCTTTCTGTTAGAAAGGCAAACGATTCAGATAAGGCTCCACAATTTATTGAGCGGTATAGCGGATTAACTCTTGATCCAAATTCTTCAAATTATATTGGAGCAAGAGTTGGTGATACGGAAACTTACTGGAATGAAACGGAGAGACGTTATACTACAGTTGGGCAGCATGATAATAATTCACAGTTTGTTCGTGTTGAAGTTCATCCCGATCTTGAAGCAGGGCTTCTTGATCCAACGCTTCTGCCTTTTGGCTTCTATGGTCCTCCGAAGTATGCTGATGTGCGAGCAAAGCAAGATGAAGATTTGTATACAATTGGTCGTTTGCATAGTACAACTGGCTGGTCTTTAACTGGTACAGACGTTACCGAGAATTTATCCATTGTTCAGGGTGCGACTGCCGCATTCGGCGTCGGCACTGCGCTGCAAGGCTTCGCTTCTGTGGGCACCGCCACTTCATCTTCTGATAGTGAAGCTTTGCCATCTCTGGGTGGTGCTGATGGTTCAGAGATTGCGGACGATGGCACAGGAGGCGCCAATCGTCTTTATTTTGATGGTGAGTCTGGTTCGTCTGCACTTTTGGTCATGCCTTCTTTAAAATTGAGAAAGAACACCAGATCTGGTGGTATGGCAAGAGCACGAGATTGCTATTGGGGAATTAACCAAACACGAAAAGGTAGTCCGACTCGGGCTGATCCCGGTTATGGTGATTATGTTCGCTCTTTAGGTGCTAGTGTAGCTGCTGAAGACAGAACTACCAATGGAACACCAGGGCAAGAACATGTCCATCCAGCTTATGCTTTTAGTTTGGATAATATTCAGTATGAAAATGCTCACGCTACGAGAGGATTTGGACCTGATAACGCAGATTCTGCTAGCAAGAATCAGGGCTGGGATGGGGTTGATGATCCGCCAGTAGGCAATGTAATTGCGCGAGGGTGGTCTAGCACAGATAAAGTTTCTGGAGTACATGCGGAATATCTTGATGAGAATCACGATGGGCTTTCTAAGCCAGGTGCTGGCGGTTCGGCAGACGACCGACTTAATCGTGGAGGAGCATCAGCACGACGTATGGGTTCTTCATTGAGTTCATTGGTTAATTCTAGTGGTGTTGCGACAGAGACTTATGAAAATACTTTGAAGAAAGGATTTGATAGATTCACCATGCCACTTTATGGTGGTCAAGATGGTTTGGATATTACAGAGAAAGAACCATTTAGAAATACTGTTCTAGAAAATCAATCAGACACTTCACACTATGCTTACAACTCTATTAAGAGAGCGATTGATGCATGTGCGGATCCAGAGGTTGTTGAGTGTAACTTGATGACAATTCCTGGTGTTTATGAACCTACTTTGACCGATCACTTGATTGCTCAATGTGAGGCTCGGGCTGATGCCTTGGCTATTATTGACCTTCCTGGCGATTACAAACCGAATACGGAAAATACTGACTCTGAACGAGATCGTTTGCCGGATGTCGATGAGGCTGTCAAGCTTATACAAGACCGGGTGATGAACAGCAGCTATGGCTGTGCTTACTTCCCGTGGGTACAGATCAGAGATCAGATTAGTAATAATATATTGTGGGTGCCACCTTCTGTGATTGCCCTTGGCACTATGGCAAACTCACAGAAAAGATCACAACTGTGGTTTGCTCCTGCTGGGTTTACCAGAGGTGGATTATCAAATGGCGCTGCTGGATTACCAGTGACTAATGTTCGTCATAGACTTAATTCAGAAGAGAGAGATAAGCTTTATGAGGCTAATATTAACCCCATTGCTTCTTTCCCTGCTGAGGGTATTGTGATTTTCGGACAGAAGACATTACAAGCAGAAGCATCTGCGCTTGATCGAGTTAATGTTCGTCGTCTAATGATTTATCTCAAGAAAGAGATTTCTCGTATGGCAGCAACTGTGTTGTTTGACCAAAACGTGAAGGCAACTTGGGGTCGGTTTACCTCTAAAGTTAATCCATTTTTGATGTCTGTTAAGTCTCAATTCGGTTTAACTGAATACAAAGTTATTCTTGATGAGTCAACTACGACACCAGATTTGATTGATCGGAACATCATGTATGCGAAGATTATGCTTAAGCCTGCACGGTCGATTGAATTTATCGCAATCGACTTTGTGATTACAAATAGCGGAGCATCATTTGCGGATTAATATAAAGTCTGCTGGAGGAGATTTCTTCTTCACAGACTAATTATAAATTAAAGGGGTTGAGAAAACTCATATTAAGGGAGAAAAAATAAAATGTCACAAGGAAATCAATCATTCTGGACCGATCCAAAAGCACCGGAGCCAAAACGAGGCTATAGGTGGCTGATGGAAATGGGTAACACGCGCATCCCTGCTTATGTTCTCAAGAAGGTATCAAAGCCTAGCTTTACCGTCTCGGAGACAGCACATAAGTTTCTCAACCACACCTATTGGTATCCTGGTCGAGTGGAATGGAACACGGTTTCTATGACTCTAGCCGATCCTGTTAATCCTGATGCAGCGGGGCTTGTAATGGAAGCTATCCAAGAATCTGGCTATTCTCCTCTAACCCACGAACCGGCTAAACCAAAAACTATGTCCAAGAGCAAAGCTCGTGAGGCTTTAGGTGATATAAAGATCATCCAAATTAATAGCGAAGGTGATGAGATTGAAAAGTGGACACTCATAAATGCTTGGATTAAAGATGTAAAAACCGGCGAACTTGATTATGAGTCGGATGACTTGGTTAATCTAGAACTTGAAATTCGTTATGACTATGCTCACCTCTGGACGGCAAACGGCTCGCCTCAAGATATATTCGATCCGGGCAAAGTTTTTAAGGCAGAAGACTAAATAAAAAACCCCCGTTCAGGCGTTCAAACGCAAAAAAACTTATCCGCAAACTAATTAACAATGGATGAATGAGATGATCTCAAAACATCCATTGTTTTTTATTTTATAAAAGAGAGGTTTGCGATGAGAGACAACGAAGATAAAATCGGGACAAAGAAGCCAGATGCTTCTCCACCTCCACAGGCTTTTGAAGATAGCGGGGCTTCAAGCACTGGGCTTACTTTTGTTGTGCCCACAGAATTTGTGGCACTTCCCTCTGGAGGAAAGTACTACCCAGAAGGGCACCCTCTTTACACTCAAGATACTGTTGAAATTAAAATGATGACCACGAAGCAAGAAGATATTCTTACTTCTAGAGCACTCCTTAAAAAAGGTGTTGCCATTGATAGGTTTATTCAAAGTATTTTGGTTAGCAAGGGAATCACCCCCGATTCATTGTTGGTGGGTGATAAGAATGCTATTTTGGTAGCAGCAAGGATCAGTGGGTATGGGGCTGAGTATAAGACTCAGGTTCAGTGCCCAGTGTGTCAAGAGCGTTCAACCTTTGAGTTTGATTTGAGTGAGTATGCTGCGCTTGAAGTGGGAGAAGTTTCAGATATTGAAGGTGTGTCTGCGACAGGAAATCCTCAAGCTCCGTTTGATGTATCACTGCCGAAAACAGGCTGGACGGTTGGTTGCAAAATGCTTTTTGGCGAAGATGAAAAGAAACTTCAGAAGAGTATGGATGCTCGCAAGAAAGCCGGACTGCAAGAGAATACGTTAACAGACCAACTCAGAGTGATGATCCATTCTGTTGAGGGGCATAGTGATTTTAAGACGGTGAATGAAGCTATTTCAAATATGCCCGCAAAAGATTCAAAATATCTGCGGGATACTTATAAAAAGTTAGTGCCGAATATTGATATGACTCAAGAGTTTTTATGTACACACTGTGCCTATGAAGGGGATATGGAGGTGCCGCTTACAGCGGACTTTTTTTGGCCTAAGTCTTGAGTATATAAAAAATGTATATGAACAATTCTTTTTCTTAAAATACTATGGTGCTTGGAGTTTCGTGGAAGCCTATAGTTTGCCAGTTGGTTTGCGTCGTTGGTTTGTTGAGCGACTATCGAAACAACTTGAAAAAGAGAAACAGTCAGTAGAGAAGGCGAGCAAATCAGGTAGATCAAATATGCCTTCCCGATCTAGATAATAAATCTTTATAATTAACAAAAAGGATCAGGGTTCCAATTAGGATTCTGGTCCTTTCTTTCTATGTGCTTACTATTTATTACAGCAGGGATCTACCTGTGTGGAGGATACAAGAATGAATAACGAAGAACTTGTCCCGATTGTAATTGATTTGGGTGTCGCCCGCAGAGGCGAATTAGACGAAAGTTTTTTAACAATGTTTGGTGGAGCAATCAAAATGATTATGAGCCGAATGTTTGGCGGTGCAACTGTCCCTGTAGAGGTTAGAGGCACTAAATCAGAAGTTAGTTCTTTTGCTCAAGCGATGGGCAAAGAAAAAAGATATATGAAAACAGCCGCACAGTTTGGGCTGAATGATCCGAGAACTTATAAAGATAAATATAAGTTGCGAAAATCTGTTTCCTCTTTTGAGAGGAAGACGGGGATAAAATGGCCTTTTAAAGGTTAAGAGACTCTTAAGGAATTAGTAGACGAATGGCAGATCCGAAAACACAGGCAAAGATTAATAAACTCCTTGAACGAGAGAAGGTATTAAGAAAAGACCTCGCCACAATGACAGGAGAAGCAGAAAAGAAACAACTGAAGGCGATAGAGCGACTTACCACAAAAATGGAGATTCTTAAAGCCGGAATCGCTCTCAAAGAAGTAAAAGAGATGGGCGTGGCGTTGCAGGAGTCTGCAAGGCACGCAGCGGACTTGAGTGAACGCTCAGAGCATCATCTAGATATACTTAAAAATAGTGTCGAGAAAAAAAGGGAGCAACTTAAATACGATATATTGCTTTTGAAGGGCAAGAAAAAACTCACCGCTGAACAAATCGCTCAACGAAAAACTGATATAGATACCGCTGAGAGAAAGCTCGCTGCCACCGAACGACTTGGTGGGGCAACAAAAAACATATTAGAAACCACACTCGGCATTAGCGATAGTTGGAAAAATACTTTTGTTGGTTCGCTTATGAGCGCAGAGGGTGGTCTTAAACAAATCGGCGCAACAATTGCAGATACATTAAACCCAGCGAATATGCTCGGCAGCACTTTAATGAAAGTTCAAGAAGCGACGTTTGCAATGGTTATGACAACCGATAGTGCTTTATCTGGTTTTAATAAAATGACTGGTGCTGCTGGCTCAATGGATGAAGAAATTTTTGAAGCATATCGATCAACAGATCACCTTGGTGTATCGATGGCAGATACAGTAGGAGTTGCTGCCGCCCTTCGTCAGTCTATGGGCAGTTTTAAAGATATGTCCAAGGGAACCCGACAAGAATTAATCGCCGCAGCAGGAGAAATGACCGCTCTTGGAATTTCAGGCGAAACAGCAGGACGTACATTAGCAACCTTGCAGACAAGCTTAGGGATGACTGCGAATGAAGCAATTGCAACGCAAAGAAGCATGGCTGCTGCCGCACTTGAAATTGGTATGGCACCTTCTGAAATGGCAGAAGGATTTCAGAGGGCAATGCCCACTCTTGCGGCTTATGGCAAAAAAGCACCAGCAATTTTTAAAGAGATCACCGCTGTTGTGAAAGGTTTAAATGTGAGTATGGAAACCATGCTTGGTCAAATAGAACGGATGGACACATTTGAAGGTGCCGCTGACGCTGCCGGTAGATTGGCACAAGCTCTTGGCGGTCATTTCGTTAACTCGATGGATCTTCTTGCAGCCGAAGGTGCTGATAAAGTTCTTCTTATTAAAAAAGCTTTTGATGCATCTGGAAAAAATTGGGAATCAATAGGAAGGTTTGAAAGGCGCCATATCGCTCTCGCTGCTGGCTTTAAAGATATCGCAGAGTTTGGTAATCTCGTTAAAGGCAGCATGAACAGTATGAGAGATAGTTTAGGGAAGAGCGCAGACGAACAAAAGAGATTAGCAGACGCTCAAAAAGCTGGTGTTAGCATTATGGAAAAGTTAACGATAATTGGGGCCCAATTTGCTGTGCTTGTTATGCCGATTATTGATGGGATTCGTGGATTCCTTGATGGGGTTCTTGAACTTAATGAATCAATGGATGGCAAGTTGATACCCACAATTGTTAAAGGTCTTGCCCTTCTTTGGGCTTGGGGTAAAGCTTGGAAGTTGCTGACCTTCCTCGGCGGGGGTCTCTTGAAGATTCTTCGTTGGACTATCGGAGCGAAGATCGCAGATGCAGGGGCAAATGTTACGCTTGGGACAACTAGCATGGGCGCTGCTGCTGGCACGAAGCTCCTTGGTAAGTCAGCCGGAAAGGGAGCTTTGGGTCTTTTAAAATTCTCTCTCGTTCTAGTGGCTGTTGCTGTTTCGATGTATTTCATGGTCGAGGGGCTTATAGCATTGATCAAATTATTTATAGAACACGATGCGGCGATAGCAAAATCAACAGGAACTATGCTCAAAACAGCAGGAGCTATTACTGCGCTGGGTCTCTCATTAATGACACTTTATACAGGCTTGCTGGTACTGGCAGTGGTTGCTATCCCCGCAGCAGCAGCTCTGGGTCTTTTGGGCGCTGCTTTTTGGCTAGTAGAAGACAATTTTAAAGATATTGCCACACCGCTAAGTGATGTTGCAAAGTCATTCAAAGTGTTGGCAGACGCAATGGATACCATCACGCCCGGTAAAGCAACTGCTTTTGGACAATTTTTTGATAAACTTGCATATACGTTTGCGGACGACTTGATGGCGGATCGCATATTAATGGTGGCCACTGCGATGCAAAGTCTAGCGAGTTCAATTGAACAACTGCCAGAGTCAAAAACTATTGCTCTCACCGCTACTCTGGAAGCGTTTGAGGGGGCTATTGATGCAGCAATTAAAATGAAGCCAGAGATGAAAGAAAGCTTGGCAGGCGTTGTGGCGAGTGGTTCTAACGCAGCACTATCCGCAAAGTCTAGTCCGATTGCAGCAAGTGCAAAAAGTGATAATGGAATAATTGCAGCTATAACAGGTCTGTTTGATGGTGGAGGGGGCAAAGATAAGTCTTTAGAAAGACCTATTGTTTTAGAAATTAATGGAGATCGATTTGCAACGGTCATAGTTGATTTATTAAAAGAAAGGTATGACCTTCGAGTCCCTTGGAGGTAATATATAATGATGGAGGGAATATATAATGCATGAAGGATTATTTAAACAGGCTGAGGGAGATTATGCAGATGGTTCAGACGAACTAGCAAATAAAAGTAAATATTATATTGATTTTTTTCATGTTCCAACTGGTGAGACTGTGCAGTTCAAAGCTTTTTTGACAAACTTTAACGATTCTTATACAACAGAGTGGAACAGCGAAGATGTTTATGGAAGGATGGATCCAATTCAGTCATACAAAGGAACGAAGAGAAAAATCTCTTTAGAGTGGGAGGTGGTTGCTGGTTCGGTAGGCGAAGCCGAAAATAATTTAGAAAAGTGTACTTCTCTTTTTGGGATGTTGTATCCTGTTTTTACTAGCACCTCCAAATATAGCGACCGCCAAGGCTCTAGGATTGTTTCAAATCCGCCTTTGATGCGGGTGAGATTTGTAAACTTGATTGTGGACACTTCAACTGGTGGCTCACCTGGAGGTTCAGCAAGAGAAACAGGTCTTACTTGCACGATTAATGGGTTCAACTATTCACCAGATATTAATGCGGGCTTTATGCATACGAGAGCAGGTGAGGTTTACCCTCAACTAGTTAAATTGAGTTGTGAGTTGACAGTTATGCATACGCACCCGCTTGGGTATAATGAAACACGAAGGCGGAATCAAGAAAACTTTCCTTATGGGCAAGAGCGTCCAATTGAGGACATCTTCAAAGACGAGGCGACATCGCCCCCCGCACCGAGCAAAGAGGTACAGGAAGGAACCGCAATACAAATGCTGGATCCCCGCTTCACCGGAGGCAGCGGCAATGTCATTACGTAAGGGCGATGTGTGACGCCCGCCCAGACGGTCTTAGCAGAGTGGTGATAAGGAGTAAATTAAATTATGCCTAATAGAATGGACAGACGTAGAGAACTTTTAAATCAAGAATCAACATATCAGGAAGTTTTTGACGAGAGAGGAGTAAAATATATAATTCAATTTGCTTCTCCAAATATGGGTTATCCGACTGGTTCAGAAATGGCAGAGATGGACTTGCTTAGTCATGTTTGGACTCTCGGTGATAAATTTTATAAATTAGCTCACCAATACTACGGCAATGCACAGTATTGGTGGGTCATTGCGTGGTTTAATCAGACACCAACTGAATCACATCTTGTACTTGGCCAGGTTGTGCGGATTCCACTACCGCTAGACTTAGCGTTGAGATATTTAAGAGGGTAGATAAATAGAGGTGATGTAGATGGGCGGTAAAATTGTTGAGGAAGATCTGGTCAAAACCGATGCAGAGGGGCGTGCTGTATTGCCAGGATATCTTCGTGCGGCTATTGAAGTTCCGTGGGATCCAGGTGACGCAGCGCCGGTTGATCTTGTCAATAATGAGTCTGTACTTCCCATGCAACGGATGAAATTTAGTCTCGCAGCAAAGGAGTTTCCCAATCTTCTATACGATCAGTTTGAAATTATAGATTCAGATAAGAATCTTGCTCGGTTTAGTTTTTACGCGAAGGCAGACACCCAAAAACAAGCTGAAAATATTGGGATGTCGTTTTACCGCCAGTCTCTGCTTACCGTCCAAGAGACGATGATGGCGATGTTAGACACGAAGCCCCAACACGTCATTGATTCTGCGATAGAGGGCGTCTTGGATGCTAAGGAAAAAGCTAGGAAAGCCATCGTCGAAAACGTTAGAGACACCGTGCTGCCTTATTGGAAAAAGAAGCTCGGTCTAGGCGATGACGACGATGAAGCCGCAGAAGAAGGGGAAGGGGAAGGCGAAACTTTCCGTTTTCAACATCAATGCTTTCTTACTTCATATTGGGATGTTTTTGCAGCGGC